CCCTTCTCGCTGTGCTTACAGGGTCCCAAATCTGTGGACAACCTGTGGATATGTGGACAAGTCTGTGGACAACCCGAGTCTGTGGAAAAGTCTGAGACCAACCCTGTGGAAATGTGAATAACCGAAAAGACCGGGTGTGGATAAGAAAACACCTGTGGAAAACTCCTTCTGTGGAAAACTTCTAGCGAATCGAGACGCCAATGCCACCAGGCTCCAAACCCCAACCACCAGGCAAAGCCGACCAGCGTGAAACCGTCTTCAAATGGCAGCTCGCCGAAAACGAAGGCTGGCAACACGGCAAAGTCCCACCCTGCCCAAAGGGACTTTCCGCCCACGGCCAGCGCGCGTGGAAGACATGGATGAACTCCTGGTGGGCTTGCTTCTACTCGAAGGAAGATGTGCCAGGACTCGAACTGCTGGTCGTGTTGTATGACAAAGTCATGCTCGAGCTGATCGACGTCACGAAGATCATGCCTCTACTGGATCGGTATGGGATCACCCCGAAAGGCCGTCAAGACCTACGATGGGCGCAGCTGCCAGCAAAGGCCGCCACTGAAACCCCGACCGCTGCTGTTCAGGATGAGATCGCTGAACGCCGCCAAACCCGCCGAACCAATCTGGCCTAGGACTTCCATGCCACTCACCCGACTCGTAGCCCCCACCGAATGGCCGACCCTTGGCTGGCAGATCATCGACTGGACAGAAAAGTATCTTTGTCACGGACCAGGAGACATCCAAGGCGAACCCCTTGTCTGGGATGAAGAGTTCTGCCAGATCATCCTTGACTGCTACCGACTGTTCCCGAAAGGCCATGAGCAGGAAGGCCGACGAGTCGTCTCCTACTTCGGGATCTCCATGCCAAAGGGACGCGCCAAGTCTGAGTTCGCCGGAGCGATGGTTTGTGCTGAACTCCTCGGACCCGTTCGCTTTGACGGTTGGGATGCCAACGGAGATCCAGTGGGAAAACCTGTCACCTATCCGTTCATCAGGCCGCTTGCCACAGAAGAAAACCAAACTGGCAACACCTACGGCAATGTTCAAGCCATGCTCGAGCACGCGCGCGAACTGTTCCCCTCGGAATGGGGTTTCTCACAGCTCGACATCGGATCCACCCGAACCCTTATCGGCAAGGGTGGCCGTTTGGGTGAGGTTCGCCCGTCAAGCGCCGGCGCTGCTTCTAAAGATGGTGGCAAAGAGTCCTTCGCTATTGTTGACGAACCGCATCTTTACTATTTGCCAGAGTTGCGGCAGATGCACGCCATGGTTCGGCGAAACACTCGGAAGCGGAAGATTGCTCAGCCGTGGATGTTGGCGACGACCACCATGTTTCAACCTGGTCAGCATTCCGTCGCCGAGGATTTGTATGACGAGGCGGAGAAACTGATGGAGCAGCAGAAAAGATCCTTTGGTTTCTGCTGGCATCACCGGGAAGGCGTCATGACAGAGTCGAATTGGGACGACGATGTCGCCCAACTGGCCTCTCTGAAGGAAGCTTATGGGCCGGCAGCGGATTGGATGGACCTTGCTGGCATGATCGAACACGAAATCCGAGCGCCAGGGTCCGTCAAAGCCGAAAACGCCCGCTACTTCCACAATCTCCGCTGGAAGGGTGACCAACGCGCCATAGATCCGGAGAAATGGGACGCGCTGGCAGCTCCAAACCTCAATCCGCTTGGCGGAGAGTTCATTGCCATCGGATTCGACGGCTCCGACCGTGGCGAACACGCCGACGACACTGTCCTCGTCGGCTGGGTGCTGACTGAGAAGCCACATTTGTTCCTCATCAACGCTTGGAAGCGTCCAGAGTTCGCCGGCCGTGACTATCGAGTCCCTCGAGAAGAGATCCGAGAGAAAGTCACGGAACTACGCGAACAGTTCGAGGTTCGCCGCTTCGCCTGCGACCCTCCTGGCTGGCGTGAAGAGATTGACTCATGGGAAAAAGAGTTTGGCGAACGATTCGGTGAACCTGTCGTCGTTGAAGTGTTGACAAACAGACCTACTCGCATGGGTCCGGCTATTGATAGATTCTTGGAGGCAATCGACGAACAATCTTTCACCCATGACGGTTCGCCAGAACTGCGCGATTATGCGTTGAATGCATTGTTGACAAAGTCGAAAGGCAGGTCTGATCTGCCAGCCATTGTCAAGCCCACGATTGATGCCAAGATTGACGGTTTAGTAGCCGCAATCCTCTCCTACGACGAGGTCGCCAAAATGCCCCCCGAACAGCCAGTCGCCCCGTTCGCTCTTCTCGCATGAAAACCGCTCTGCTGTCTGTCATCGTTGGCATTGTCTCTTTGACAATCGGTCTGGCACTTTCCCCACTCCCCTGGCTTGCTTTATGTGTCCCAGGTGTCGCCCTCATAATCGCCGGCCTCCTCAAGGATGTTGAATGAGACTTCTAGACCGCCTCCGAAATGCCAGTGAACCAGAACGCTCCTACGCCAACGGACTCACTTTCGAAGATGTCCTCGCCATGTTCTCCTTCAACGGAAACACCTACCAAGGCATCTCGTCGCCATTGCGCGCACCAGGCACAGCCGTCTCAGCGAACTTCCCGGGCTATGTCCAAGGCATCTACAACCAGTCCGGAGTCGTAGCAGCTGCCATCACAGCGCGCGCGTTGCTCATCTCCCAACTTCGCTTTCAATGGAAGTCACTGCTCCAAGGCGAAAACGGTCGGCTCTTCGGAAACACTGAACTCAGTGTCCTCGAGCGTCCTGGTGATCTGACTCGAGCCGAGATTCTTTACTGTGCCGAGCAGCACAACAGCCTCGCCGGCAACGCCTTCTTCTATCGCAATGGCGGCCAACTCCGCCTTCTTCGCCCCGACTGGGTGACCGTTGTTTATGGTTCCTACGAATCTGATGTCGACCCGACCGCACAGCTCGACACTGAACTCGCCGGCTACTCCTACCAGCCGGGTGGCATCTCATCACAAACACCACCCGTCTTCCTCGCCCCATCACAGGTTGCTCATTGGAAGCCGGAACCGGACCCAATGCATTGGTGGCGTGGTCAGTCATGGATTGGTTCGGTCCTTTCCGAAATCACCACAGACCGTCAGGCCACAGAGTTCAAATCCAAGTTCTTCGCCAACGCTGCAACCCCGCAACTCATCGTCACCCTCGACCCACACACCACCCAGCAGCAGGCGACCGACATGGCTGGCGTTATCAACCAACGCCACGAAGGCTCAGCCAACGCCTACAAAACCCTCATTCTGGGTGGAGGCGCTGATGTCACTGTCGCCGGATCCAACCTGCAACAGTTAGACCTCAAAAACACTCAGGGTGTCGACGAAACCCGCATCGCCCTCCGATCGAGAGTCCCAGCAACTGTTCTCGGCATTTCCGAAGGTTTGGCCGGTTCGGCTCTCAACGCCGGCAACTACTCCCAAACCCGTCGAATGTGGTCTGACGCTTGGTTCACACCTACCGCCCAGAACTTGTGTGCATCAATGGAACGAATCTTGGCTTTGCCAGTCGGGACGCCAGCGGAACTTTCCTTCGACCAATCGCAAATCATGTTCCTTCAGGAAGACCGCAAAGACGAAGCCGACATCCGAGCCACCCAAGCCTCTTCTATGCGGCAGCTCGTCGAAGCCGGCTTCGAACCTTCGACAGTCACCAAGTTCATCACCACAGGCGACTCCACAGTCCTTCAACACACAGGCGTCTTCTCTGTGCAGCTCCAAGCGCCGACAGATGGCGAAACCAATGCCATATGAAGTGACGGATGAGGCTGAAGGTTGCGATGGCTACGCCGTGGTCAAATCGGAGACCGGTGAAGTCTTGGGTTGTCACATCACCGAATCCGAGGCAGAGGATCAACTGACGGCCCTCAATATCGCCGAATATGGTGAGAACTCTTATCACACCAAGAAACCTCGACGTCCAAAACGAACTGACGAACCAAGAGCTGCTGACTCGTACCCTCCGACCGATGGCATGGTTGAAGAGGCTCAGCGTGGTTTGGACTGGCGACGAGAGTTTGGCCGAGGCGGAACGTCCATCGGTATCGCGCGCGCCAGAGACATCGTCAACCGCAAAGACCTCCCCATCAACACTTGGCGAAGAGTCAAAGCGTTCTTCGACCGTCACGAAGTCGACAAAAAAGCGGAAGGATTCAGCCCAGGAGAAGACGGATTCCCCAGCAACGGCCGAATCGCTTGGGCGCTTTGGGGTGGAGACCCCGGTTTCAGCAGAGCGAAGGCCATCATGGAAGACTTCAACAACGACGAAAGGTCCGTTATGGATGAAATCCGAGACATCGAAACCATTTACCCCATAACGCCCCTGCAAAACCAAATCTACGAAGACCTCGAGGATGTTGTTGACGTCTTCGGAAAGTTTGACCAAGGAGTCGGAGCGCAAGGCGCCCACTACATCTACCCTGACGAAAACATCTTCGCTTCCGAAGGAATGGTCTGTAGTAACTGTATCTTTTACGCCGGAGGCCGAGCCTGTGAAATTGTCTCAGGCGAAATCGACCCCAATGGACTCTGCAAATACTGGATCATCCCCGAAAGCCTGATGGATCACGACGCTCAAAATATCGACGAGGAAGAACCCATGATCGAAATGGAATCGGCACGCTCAACGGAAACACGCTCGGATCTTTACCGTGACGTTCCTTTCGAAGTTAGGTCGGCACACGACACGGAAGACGGCTTGACCCTCACCGGGTACGCCGCTGTCTTCAACCGTTCCACCATGATTGACAACTACGAAGGCCGCTTCGAAGAACGAATCCGCCCAGGAGCTTTCAAACGCTCTATCAACGCCAAAATGCCTGTCCTCCAATTCGAACACGGCCGCCATCCGCTCCTCGGATCCATGCCACTCGGACAGATCACCAAACTCCGTGAAGACGAGCATGGTTTGTATGTCGAAGCACGACTCGCCGACAACTGGCTGATCCAACCAGTACGCGACGCCATCGCTTCCGGCGCCATCGACGGAATGTCCTTCCGCTTCCAAGTAGTTCGGGACAGTGTCGACGAGTCTGGCGATATGCCAGTGCGAACCCTCGAGGAAGTCAAGCTCTTGGAACTCGGACCTGTGGTCTTTCCGGCATATGAATCGACGAGTGTTGGCGTTCGCTCTGCTGATCTGTCACCATTGTTCTCACTGCCCCAAGATGATCGCCACGCGATCGCTAGGGCGCTTGTTCTCGGCACCCAACCAGAACCCGCCAGTAATGGCACTTCTGAGCGGCCCGCCGATTCTGACCAGGACTCGCAACAGCACTCCGGTCTGTCCCCCCATCAACGCAGCTCACAGCTGCGCGAAATCGAAGGAGTCCTCTAATGGACGAAAAGAACCTCCGCGAAGGCGTTGACTATGTCAAAGCCGCCCTTCGCGAAATGCACTCAGACGCTGAAGAGCGTTCATTTGACCCAGACGAACAGGCTTCATGGGAAGCAGGCGTCGAGTTTGTACGCGCAACAGAGGCCGAACTTGTCGCCCTCGAAGAGCGTAAGGCTCGCATTGCCGACTTCGCACCAGCCGCCAAAGAAACAGGAGACGGAGCAATGACCTCCATCAACATCAACACTCACACTTCACGCGACGCATTCGATCACGGAACCCTCGCCGCCGATGGTGGCTCGGAACTCCGAGGCCGCGCGCTTGACGTAATCGAAAAGCACCTCCCGTCCTTCGTTTCCGACGAAGCCCGTGAGAATGCGACCAAGCTCATCGAACGCCGCTCGAAGTTGGACGCCGATGTTGTGGCCCGCCACATCGTCCGCACATCCTCCCCAGAGTACCTTCAGGCTTTCGAGGATTACATTGAGAACCCCCAAGCCGGTATGCCTCGCATTCTGAGCAAGGGTGAAGCACGCGCAGCGATGTCGCTTACAGCGGCAAACGGTGGCGTACTTGTTCCTCAGTTCCTGGATCCGACCATCGTTCTCACGAACGCCGGTTCGGCAAATGCTGTCCGCCAGTTGGCCGACGTTGTGTCCATCACAACCGACCAGTGGGATGGCGTCACTTCAGCAGGCGTCACCGCTGAATGGCTTGCAGAAGGCACCGAAGCCGCCGACGCGACTCCGACCTTCCAAGGCCCGACCATTTCGGTCCACAAGGCAGCAGCGTTCCTCTTCGGCTCATACGAGTTCCTCGCCGACTCTGGTTTCAACCAGGTCGCAGAACTCATCGCCGACGCCAAGGACCGTCTCGAAGAGACCTGCTACATCAGTGGCACCGGTTCGGGTCAGCCTTTCGGCCTGATCACCCGTCTTTCCGGCACTGGCCCAGTCGTCAACGGCACGTCGGGTGCAGCAGGAGCAGCGAACCTTGTGGCCGCTGACGCCTACGCCCTCGACAACGCACTTGGCTCACGTTTCCGTCGCAACGCTTCATTCCTTGCAGCGAAGGCGACCTACAATGAGCTTCGTTCGGTGACCGACTCCCGCACCAACTTCTGGTCTGATTTCGGTGGCGGCCTTCCGGCTCAGCTCATCGGATACAACACCTACCAGAACGAGGCAATGGACACGACCATTGTTTCCGGTTCCAACGATTTCGTCCTCGTCCTGGGCGATTTCGGAACCGGCTACAAGATCGTCGATCGCATTGGCGTCGAGGTTATGTACGAACCGATGGTCATGGGTGCCTCTCAGCGCCCAACAGGTCAAGCCGGATTCTTCGCCTTCTGGCGTACCGGTGCAGACGTCATCACCTCCAACGCCTTCAAGGTGCTGAAGGTCTGATCGTCTGACAAGAAGTGAACCGGACCTCCCAGCGTCGGGGCTGGGAGG